CAGACTACTTGGACGCAAAGCAACTGGCTGACAGGCTAACTGCACTGGAGTTGCACTCCACTAGCGAGTTGGCTAGGCTGGAGCAAGAACGTGACGATGCTTTGTCACAGATTGTTCAGGCCGAATGCAGGGCAGAACGATTCTGCCAAGAACGCGACGAGGCGCGGAAGGAACGCGACCAACTCAAACAGCTTTTAGCCGCAGACTCCGAGAATGTGGATGCCTACCTTGGTGTTTGCATAGAACGCGACGAGGCTAGGAATGCTATTGTGGGATGGGAGAACAAGTGGAAATGCGCGATTGATATGGCAGCAAGAGCAGAGTTGGAACGTGACGAGGCATTACAAGACGCAAAAAACTATCACGCTAAAATGGTAAATTTAATAAACGAACGCGAAGACGCAAGGGATTTGGCGCAGCAAATGTCCGAAAGCAATCAAGTGCTGCAAGCCGAGGTTAGAGACTACCGCAAAAAGGAAAAACTAAAACCATGAGCGAACCGCACTACGCTTCCGAGGTTGAACGTCTGAAAGAATGCGACAAGGACTACCGCTCCATTGCCGCACAGTTGTCCGTATTCTGCTCCGCTGCTATATTTGTACTAAGGGCAGCCAACAAGGATCTGGAGGACGCACAGGTCAAATGTGAGATCATTCCTGACCCATTCGCGGCACAGGCAATCGATGATATGTTTGCCCAGTACCTAGAGTCACTACGCAACTACCCTGAGATAATGGCAATCGCACTCAAATTCATACAGCAATCACGATGATCATCGACTTAACCGCTGAAGACTTCATGGTAGCCGCAACGAAGGGTGCAGTACGCCAGTTGGTTGCCATTAAGAACAAGCGCATGGGACACGATCATGGTGGTAAGTCCTACCGCAAGATGACCCAAAGACTAGCAGATAGCATTTTAGGTGAGTTGGGTGAGATTGCTGTAAGCAAATTCACGGGACTAACACAGATGTCCACACTTCAAATAACCAAAGCAGCAGACATAGGTGCATCACTTGAGGTTCGTACCACAGAACACGCAAACGGGCATCTTGTGCTGTACGATTCCTCCAACAACGATTACATTGTTGTGTTCGTCACAATCAGTGGACTCAAGGCAACACTGAGGGGATGGATCAATCCTGAGCATGGCAAGAAACCAGAGTACTTCGTAGAAGGAGATCCAGACTGCTACTTCGTTCCACAATCAGCACTAAACCCAATCGAAACCTTACCAATCAAATAGCCTAGATAAGGTATAAATCCACACAATCATGCATAACTATACCCGCTATGAACTGGACAACTGAACAACTCAAATGATTGTAATGCCAACAAATAATTCTGGCATTCAAGTTGGTTATATGGCTGGAAAGTATCCCAATAGAATTGGTTGGTTGTTATCTCCTGATGGTTGGATAAAACCTCCCAGTTGGATGCCTTACGCAATTGACAATGGTGCATACGGAGCATGGTCAAATAATATACCTTGGAATGAAGATAAGTTCTTAAACCATCTCGAAAAAACAAAAACAGCACCCAAAAAACCGCTTTGGGTTGTTGTGCCTGATGTTGTTACCAATCGAGAAGCAACCATTGAAAAGTGGAAACAATGGTCAAAAATCGTAAGAAACACACTACACAATGTCCCCCTCGCTTTTGCGGTACAAGATGGAATGACAAAAGAAGATGTACCCAAAGATGTAGACGTTATCTTTGTTGGAGGGTCAACTGAATGGAAGTGGAAAAACCTTTACGAGTGGACTGAAAACTTTGATCGAGTTCATGTTGGTAGAGTTAATTCTGAAAGACTACTATGGATTGCTCACGAAGCCGGGGCTGAATCCTGTGATGGAACTGGTTGGGTTCGTGGTGGAGAAGAAAGACTAGAAGAACTACATAGGTATTTGCAACAATCAACTAATGGTGACACAAGACCACAACAACAATGGAAATTTGAAAATGAATAAACAAAATAGACTAAACGCAAACTTCAAATTGTGGAAAGACTTTACTTTTGAAGCAGCACATCAACTAACTAAAGTTCCATCAGGACATCAATGCGGAAGATTACATGGGCATAGTTACAAACTTCGCATCCATTGCAAAGGTAAGTTGAATCCTAACCTTGATTGGGTTGTTGACTATGCAGACATTGCACTTGCAGCACGGAAGATTGTAAACAAGCTAGATCACTCAAACCTAAATGATTCCTTTGATTTTGAAACAACAGCAGAAAACTTAGCTTATTGGATAGGTGAAGAGATATCAAAAGAACTACCATCAGTTTATGCGGTTGAACTATTTGAAACACCAACAACATCCGTTATATATGAACTGGACAACTGAACAACTCAAAGAGAAAGGCTACACCCTCGCACCTGACGGACACTACTACTATGCAGACCACTATAAACCTCCATCTAGACGGCTACTTGACACCCTCACTCAACACGCTCCTAAATTGCCATTGGTCAAAGTACGCAAAGCAAAAGCTACTAGCAAGGACTGCACTGCTAAGTGCAATCCGCTCTACACTCTCGGAATTACAAGATTCTCAACCAAGACTCTCGACGTTGATAACCTTGCTGGAGGAAGCAAACCTCTCATTGACCAAATCCGCTACTCCAAACTCATCCCAGACGATAACCCAGAAAGCGTCGAAATCACGTTCAGTCAAGTCAAAGTCAAAACCCAAGCAGAGCAACGAACTGAAGTCAGGATTACCAAAGCGTAAACCTAAGCAGTCACAATCACCATATGAGCTTTAAACCATCCAAGAAAATGGGTAGACCACCAGAGTATAACGAGGAGATCGCAGAGGAAATCTGTGAACGTCTTTCAATAGGTCAAACACTCTCATCCATCTGTAACCTAGAAGGTATGCCAAACTACTCAACAGTATGGCGTTGGGAATCCTCCAACGAAAACTTTCGCAACAAATCCGCACACGCAAGAAAAATCGGCACTCACGCACTAGCAGATGATTGCATTCGCATTGAAGATGATCCAATGCTTGACGAAGCAGAGAAGCGAGTAAGCATCGATACTAGACTACGATTATTAGGTAAATGGAACGCACGTCAGTACGGAGACAAAATCGAAATAGAGAACACTGGAGCCAAACCACTCAACGTCACATTCACCATTGGTGATCGCAACGCTGAACCAATAGAGCTAATCGAGGGGCGAGATCCTCAACCAGTGCAACAACTGATCGAGCCGCAGATCGAAGCGACACGGACAGATCATGTGGGATAGCGAACGATTTGCTAATGTATTTTAACCACAAAAACCGCAATCTTGTCGATAATAATCACCATATTGTGGCAACATATTTTAAAATCACCATATCTAGGGTTTATCAATAAATGGTCAAATTATGCCCAAAATGCAGTTCTACGACACACGTTATGGAATGCCGTGACCTTGGCAATCGATTCTCAAGACGTAGGTACTGCGACAACGGAAAGTGCAACCATCGGTACTCAACCTTTGAGGTAAGCGCACAGGACTACATGAGTCTAAAACAAGTCAACAACATGAAAGCAAAACTAACCGAGATCATCGAGAACCTATGAAAGCGCATGAGATAACACCAGAGATGCGTATAATCCAGCAACAAAAGCAGGAGATTAGAGAATTGCGGCAAATCATCCATGAATTGCAGCATGACGTAAACAAGCAGAAGTCCTTGATCAACAAAGTCTGAAATATTAAAATTAGACTTGTGAATCTCATATTCATTATCCATTGCGTTATCTTGTGGATAAAACGTAGGCCACAACGCAATCACCCACTGGGATCTGTATAGAAAATAGTCAACGTAATCCATCGATTGCGATCTAAAGAAGTGTTCCAGTACATCACCAAAAATCACAACGTCATACCTGTTTGTGCAGTTGTTGATTATAAAGTCCTGTATGGTTTCATTGTACACATTAGTGTATATCTGATGTAGACTATAATCACCTATGTATTTAGATGTTGGCTCAACTGCATCAATTAATTTTATGGATGGAATATGTCTACATATGTTGCCATACTTTCCAGCACCTGCT